ATATTTTCGTCATAATAGTAAACTAAATAAAGGCTTGAAGAATTTAAAGATCCAGAACTGAACGATATACTATATAAATTATCTATCGTTGATTCGCTATAAACACCTTCTGGAAACGTTCCTCTTGAATCTAAAATAATTGTATGAGGCTTCCATTTAATACCGCTTGTTCCAGAAGGGGTGAAAACCGACTCGTATGATGTTCCAGAATAAAAAGGGTTTATACCTTTCTGAGAAAAAGAAAGCTGACCATCTCCTGTGCCTTGAATGATTGCACTAATGCTATCTATTTTTGGCGAATTATAATAATAAACATCACTACCACCAGCATCTCCACTCTTTAATAACTGTATTTCATAATCAAGAGGCACATTAGATGAATTTTTCGCCCACTTGATTAATAATCTTCTATCAAAAGTATAAGAAATAGGATCATAGTTAATCAACAAAGAACCACTTATATTTTGCGGTTTTATATCAAAACTATTTTGATTTAAAATATCTAATTTAACTAATCCGATATTATAAAAACTACCAGTATTATAAAAATCTTCAGATACTAAACGATAATATTTTTTCTCCAAATAGCTGGGAGAATAAGATATCGATGAAGAAGGAAAAGAAGATGTTTGGTCTTCTACCAAATCAAAAGAAGGCGATGAACTTTTTTGCAAAAAAACTTGTTTTGCATACTGTTTATTAGTTAATTGATAATTAACAAAAATGCTTTCACTTGCGCTTGTTTCTACGTCTTCAAATTTTGGAGTTTTGAAATTAAGAACAAAAGCCGCTACAGAATTAAAACCATCTACCGTTGTTGACGTAATCTGTATATAACAATCTCTTAAAAAATTAATATCTCCATATAAACTTTGAGAAAAAGATCGTAAAATTGATGTATCAAAAGAAAAAGACTTGTTTTTAAAAGACGAACTTAATATAGAAAGAACAGCATTGTTTTTATCTAATAAAGAAATTGAAAAAGAATTAAAAATACCATCATTTACGTTCGCCGACTTGTTAGTAACCGGATCTAAAACATCCCATGTAAAATTAATAGTTTGAACATCCACATATGCAAACGCCATATCTACATCAGTAGAAAATCCATAATCTTGCTGATTAGTTACTGTTGACAAATTTAAATTTGCCGACAAACTAGTAATCTTATATGGACCGCTACTATAAACTGTAGATTCTTTAAACATTTTATATTAAGAAGTTATCATTCTTACCTATTATATACACTCTTAAAGATTCAAAAGATAAATCCATTTCAGTTTGCGGTAAAGCTATTGTAGTTGAATTTGCATCTCCAAGTCTCCACACATAAGCTATTTTTTTAGAATTTAGCACATATTCTACGACAAGCCCATGTGCAGACTCTGAAAGTCCTTTAGCGTATGTATAAATTTGATTATTAAATATTTCTACTACATTTGTTATAGTGTTATATGGAGCATCCGAATAATCAAAAGAAGGTATTAAATAATCATATCTTTCATTGATATCAAAAATTCTTGATGTATCACTAACAAAATTTTTAGCTATTATATTCAAATTTGGATTTGCTAAAATATTAGTAGGCACGATTTCTGTGCTATTGATTTGATCGTTAGAAAATAAAACAGAAGGAGATAAATTGTCATTTTTTTCAACAAAACCAAATTTACTTATTTCATATTCCGCACCAGCTATTTCGAATTCTGTTTGAGTTCTTTCTTTAATAGATACTACTCTATAGTTCTTAGAATATGCTAGGTCGCTTTGATATTTTGAATCGTAAACCCATAAAGTAGAAGCTCCAATAGTTTGCATTACAGATAATTCTTCATCAGTTAATCCTGATGTTTTTAAAACCACTTTAGTTCTAAAGTTTCCATCTAAACCTACTGATTCAACTTTAAATTTATAAATATAAGTAGAAGACAACTCATCTATTCTGGCGTCAGAAATTCCAGTTAATTGTTTTTCTGATTCTTTATTTAAAACCGATGGAGAAATAGAAGATATTGGAACTATAAATGCTATAACATCATTAACTCCAATGAAATCATACCTATCATCCAAAACTACTTCTGCTTCATTTAAAGAAACGACTCGCCCACCTTTTCTTCCGCTCACCTTGATTTCATCAGTTACGGATACGACATTTCCCGGCAATAACAAAAGAGCTTCTGGACCAGCAGTAAAACTCACTAATTCCTGCTCTACTTGATTAGTCACTAAAAACCATTGACCTATTCTTTTTGCTTGAGATTTAGACGTTACACCAAAACCTATAATTTCTTTTTCTATATATCCGTATCTTCTTATGTTAATCTGATCCTCGACATATACTGTTTGATCTTTAAAATTATTATTTTCATCAGAATATGTTATTTTTGCAACCGTGTAACGAGTATCTTTTGACGAACTAGCGTATTGAAAAACTCCATCTTTTACATTTGAATTGTTAAAAAAGTAAGATGGAGATTTTGGACGATCATTATCAAAATTAACGAAATTATTAGACCAATAAACAAGACCTTTAAAAACAGAAGCGACATTGTTTAATAAATTAATTACATCTGTTTCACTACTTAAAGATATGTTCGCTCTAAATCTTGGCTCCAATAATGGTAAAAAACCTTTAAATTGTGACGAGGCTTTTCCTGTATTCGTTATATGAGTTCTTAACTCTTCATCTGAAAAGCAAGATTGTGTTTTAATAAATGATATAAATGAGGTTAGTCGCTGATCAGTATCACTTCCAACTGTAGCAGAAGAGGTCACGTTGGCTGGAGAAGAAACAGCGGTTATTAAAGCGTTTAAAGATGTGCTGTATCTATTTTTTTGGTCTGTTTTTGTTTTTAAGTAATCTTTTACAGAAGGAAATAAACTACAGATTTTATGAATACCAAATTCATTAACTAACTGTATAGTTGCTTGAGTCCCAGAAACCCTTGTTACAGAAACCACAATTTTTTTAAAACTTTTAATATCAGTTTCAATTAAATTAGCGCTATTATTTCCAAATTGAAATTTAGTAAGAAAATTTAAATTAACAAGATCTATTTTAGAACCAATTGGAAAATAAACAGTAAAATCTACATCAGTAGTAGATTCGACATCTATAGAGTTTCTATAAATCTTTTTAATCGACACGGGCTGGTATTTAGAAACGTTTTCAGTTGAAACTAATTCGTCGCAATATTTTGCAATTTTATACAAACTCCATTTATCAGCCAAACTTTCTTGAAACGAGAATTTACCCAATCCATATCTATAATTAGTAATTAAATCATATAATATCCATGCTGGATTATCTGTCCATCTTAACACAGAATCGAATTCACCGCTCCAAAATCCGTCGTAAGTTTTAGATTCAGCGTCATAATTTTCTGGGACTTTGATTTTTAATAATTTAAAATCAAATTGTCTATTTGGAGGTTGAGTAAATCCTCTAGCATCAAAAACATTTAAAAAATAACAAGTATTGGGATATCTAAATTTTAAAGATGTTATTTCTGTAATCGAAGAAGTTCCTATAGATCTTGCCGCCTTGCTATTTGTAGGATCGCTTCTTTGATTTAAATTAAAAACCTTTATATAAGGGCCAAGACTAAAATCAAAATCTGAAACATCAAAAAATAAATCAAATGCATAAGGACTAGTCGCTATACCTGCAACGCGATGGGCTATATAACAAGCATAATCATCTCTTAATTTATATCCAATTTTGATTCCAAAAACAGCAGCATTTCCCTCGGTGCTTCCCTTTTTATTAACAGTGTACAAAGACAAAACCTTTAAGCTTAAAATTAAAAAATCAGTATTAACGTCTTTAATTTCATGGTACGCTCCAAAAGAAGTTTGAAAGTTAAAATCATTAAAAACACCGATATTAAAACCCGCTTCTGATGGTGACGTTGCTCCTATTATTCTCATTGCTGACGCATGAGAGCTTGTGGACGTAAACGTCACTGGACTAGCGTCTGCACCAAGACCATAAAGAGTTTTATCTAATCCGTAAGAAACCCCAGCATTAGAAAAAGAAAAATTATTCCAAAAACCATTTCCACCAACAGAAATAGCGGATTGAAATTCTGTTCCCGCCCTAGAAAATACCTGAAGTCGATTATAATTATATGTATTTGTTAAATTATTTAATATTGAATATTCGTTTAAATATATGCCTTTGAATATTTCATTATTGTTCTGCCCATCATCAAATAAAACAAGTTCATTTCCATCTGGATCTACTAAACCAGCTAACGGCCCTTCTCCGATAACGTCTTGAACATAGTATTTAGTAGTAGATTCTAAAATATTAGAATAAGATACAAATGGAGCAAAAGAACTCTTTTGTTGTAAAAAAGCTCTTAATTGATTACCAAATTGTGGTATTGACGAATCAGAATTTTGTTTCATATGAGTGAAGAATAATTACCAACACCGACTTCTGTTTTTACAGTATTATTAATAGTATGTGCATAAGAAGAATCGAAATTAAACGAAACAGCATTTATAACACTAGTTCCAACTTTTAAACGCCCATACCCTAATTGAATCGGTGTATTTCTTGCCGCAACATTATCTCTACCAGTAAATATAAAAGAAGATGTTTTAATTTGTTTTGGATCTCCTGGCTTCATTAAATAGGTTATTAAATAACTTATTCCAACCATTACAGCCACAAACAAAATAAATTTTAACACCGATAATAAAGTTAATTTTACTAAATAACCCACTACTGCTGGAAAAATAAGAAAATTAAAACCAGAACAAATAAAAATCTCAATAACAGAGGCCGATTTAATATAAAAATCTAAATCAATTTCCATATCATGATAAAAAACACCATCAATCACTAAAGCTAATCCATATTGCTGTTTTAAAAGACTATTCATTTTAAATGAATAATCCATTGCATTACTAGCCATGCACTTAAAAATATCTTTAATGCTATTAGCTTTAACAACAAAAGAATCACAAAACATCTTTTTTAAAAGACCATGTAATATAATTTTTTTCATCATATAAAAGCGTTAGCAAGACCAACGGTAGCGGTAGAGGTTGTTAAAGTTGTTTTTGTTTGATTGCTATTTGCGAAAGCTAAATCAAAATTTAAAGTAAGACTACTGATAACATGACTTCCTATTCTTAATCTACCATAAGACACTGGAACAGGAGTATTTCTATTGGTAACATTGTCTTTAGAAGAAAAAATAAAAGAAGAAGTTTTAACTTGTTTAGGATCTTTAGGGCTTAGTAACTTATTCACTAAAAAACTAATTCCAAATGATATAACAGACATTATTATAGTATTTACAATAAACACGCCTATTTTACCAGCAATCGTTGTAGCTGTAATACTAGTAAACAAGATGGTTGAAGACGCAAAAGCCGCCAAAGAAATTACTGGAACCAATTCTATAATTCTAGCGTTTCTAATTTTTTGATTTAAAACAGTTCCATTGTCTACTATAGAACCATCGACAATAATCAAAAGACCATCAAATTTTGTTTTTAAATTATTAATTTTTACTCCAAAATTATCAAAATTAGCCGAAATGCAAGAAATAAGCTCTTCGAAAGAATCAACTTTCGCTCGAAAGAAAGGACAAGCTATCTTTTTCAAGAGGCCATGTAAAATAACTTGTTTCATTTTTAATATTTACACTTAAAAAACGATTCCAATTTAAGCTATATATTATAATAGGAATATTGAAATTTTTAATAAAAAAAATATCTTCTTCTGAAGGAGTCAATAAATGCAAATGACTATGGAAAGAAAAAAAAATAGGTTTTCTTATTAAAGACATAAAAAAATCATTCGGAGGCATGAACCTGTGACAACTCGGATTTACGGCTTTATATTTATAAACATTAAAATCAAAATCAACTAACCCACCCGATTCAAAAGGATAGTTGGATAATAAAAAATTTTTTATTTCTTCTATTGCTTTATTAAGTTTGATAATTGAACGGTCTTGTTCCTGGGAATCCGCCAAAAGGTAATCCATCTTTATGTCCTTTCCATCTCAAAGAGCAGCCTTTAATATTTTTTGAACAAGCGTCTTTTATCCAAAATTCTTTTTTTAATTTTGGATTATTATTTGTGTTATTTCCTTTTATGCAAACAAAAACAGAAACCGATATATTGTCTTCTGAAAATTGAAATTTATTTCCAAAAAAATCATAATTAACAGAGTCGCAAAATGTCACAAACTGACCAGCAGTATAAGTTGTAAGTTTATCCCAAAATCCTTTGTAAGCAGCACTTGCCATTCCCAAATTATACCCTTTAGCAGAATAAAACTCTTTATCATTTTCGTCTGCAAATGGAATTCCAATATTTGGAATATTTGTTCCGAAAATAGCATCTGCCGTCTTAGTAATAACGTTGTTATTACTGTCTGTATATGTAATCGATTGTTTTTCTCCAGATTCATTCGCCCAAGGTAACTTACCGTAGTTGCACCCACAACCTCTATAAGACCAAGAGCATAAATTATCCGAGATCTTTCTGTTAGGCAAAGATTGATTTTCAAAATCTAAAGGACTAGACAATTCAAATTCAATAATATATTTGTTTTCCGAAACCTTACGATTTATAATATAATTCTCTTCAAAAAATGTTTGACCATATCCATTTGTAGCATTTCTTTTAGATCTGTATCCAAAAAATGGATTTTTACCATCTGAAAAATTTACGTCGTCTAGATTTTTAACAAATATTTTTAAACGTTTTATTCTTGAATTAACTAAATCATTTTTATTTTTAATGATATTAGTTACCACTCCATTGATATTCGCCATTCTAATTGATGGGCGACTTTGTTTTCCATCTGAAGAGAATTCAAAACCTCCGTATTCAATTGGGGCTGGAGTGTAAGGATTTCCTTTATAAATTAAAAAAGAATTGAAATTTTTACCAGCATGAAATCTTAGGATTCCTGTTGATTCGCTAATATAAATCTCAAAAAGATCCACAAAAGAATCAGGATCTAAATCTATTAATGATTGCGTAGAGATTAAATCGGCCATATTATGTAGAAGTTTTCTTTATTTTACCAAGAATGTTGATTTTATCTGTTGTAGAATAATACATATCAGACGTTTGAAATTCAACAGGTGATGAAAAATTAGTTTTTTGAGAATATTTTTTAGATAAACCTGTTAAAACTTTGGGAATGTCAGAAGATCTCAAGTCTGTATATATTAACACTTCGTATATTCTATTTGAATAATAAGAGCTTTTAAATGCACCTAAACCTGAACCTATATTTGTAACAGGGGTTCCAATTATTAGTTTTATTGTTTTTCCATTATATGACAATGGCCCCAGTATGTCTTTATTGATTTGTTTATTAGAAACAAAAGAAGAAACCGCATTTCCACAACTATAAGTTGATACAGCTTGTGATGTGTTAGTGTTTGATTGATAAAGATTTGTTTCGACACCATGATAAAAAATATTAAATTTAGATTTATTTTTTATTTGATTTTTAACCAAGTCTGTTCCATATTGATCTTGCATATATTTTCTGTTCCCAATTCTTGGAAAAGAATAGTTTACCTCTATGTCTATTTTGGCATCTTTATTAAATAATTTTTTATCATAAGAGAAAGATAAAGAATTAGACAATTCTTTGTGATTTGTAGTGACTTTTTTTTCAACTCTAAATTGAAACCCATTGTATTCATCCGAATATATGCTATTGTATCCTTCTGTAGGTGACGGAATAACATCGTTGTTCACAGAAACTGATAATTTATTCGAATATTGAATAGCTGTTGAAATTGAAACACTAGACCCCAAAGGAAATGA